GACGACGATGCTTTCTTCGATATTCGACAGTCGATCTTCGCCGAGTTGGTAATAGATGCCGCCGTCCTCCGTGATTAGCGGGGTGACGCGGCATGGATCCAGGATGTATAGCGCGACTATGAAGCCTTTCTCATCGCGCTGCTTCAGGACGTACGTGTTGCCGTTGAGTAGCAACGACAGTACCCACATACGCATGAACTCAACGTATGTCTGATACCGGTTCGGACGACGCAACACTGGCCGATTCAACGTGGGAAGGAACACCCGCTGCAATCGGTCGTAGTCCATGACCGTCGCTGGCATCTTCGCTATGTCACCGGCGATCAAAGTCGCGCACGAGAATACCGCCCAGTTTTGAACGACGGTCGGGCGATCAATCGTAACGTTCTGCTGCCACGCTCCCGTGAACGATTCGAGCACGCGCGGCCACCAATTCCACGTGCTCCCTCCGATGGGCGCGAGATACGAGGCCGCTTTATAGAACAGGGCGGCAACCTGCTTTTTCACTTAGGGAGCCTCAGCCGTCATGTCACGACGCTTGTAACCGCGCTTCTTTCGCTGGCTCTCGGCTTCAGCCCTTCGTGCTGCCTGCGCCAGCAGGAGCACATCGACAAACTTCTCATCGCAATCGAACTCCTCGTCGGCCACGACAGTCCTGCCTCCGTAGTACATTTCTTTGTTCGCAATGAGCTTCATGTAAACCTCACGAGAAAGAGGAGCCCGGATTGCTCCGAGCTCCTCCAATTGGGGTTACTCGCCCCAGTTCACCGAGTTGAGCCACGACACCGACGTCGAACGAGCCTTCGTCCAGTTGACGAAGCGCTCGGCCTTGATGCCCAGCATGTTGTGCTGCCAGAGGCTGACCAGAACGGTAGACGCAGTGACCGGATTGGTCGGAGCGTCGTCCATCTGCAGCGACGCTTCGCGGCTCACATCGATCGACACCTGGCCGTCATCCGCCAGCAGGATCTCTGGCGCGTTCGCCAGAATCACGATCTTGCCGTTGGCCGATGTGTTCAGCAGGCCGTTGGACTGAGAGGTCACAACCGGCAGGCCGAAGAACGTGCCGCCTTCCGCAGAAATTCCCGGAAACGACATCTGACCCAGCGAGTTCACCATGGTGGACAAGCGCATCGCTACGACCGTGGGCATGATCCACACGCCGCCGACGACACCCTTGTTGTTGGTGATCCACTCGCCGAACAGCGTGTTCACATCCGTTCGGACGTTCGCCTCGGAACTACCGCCGCTGCCTGCCGCCGTCACGCCATTGGTGATGGAAGCAGGCTTCACAGCGGCAGATCCGGCGTTGTCAGGGTCAACGAAGTCCGAATCCATGACTTCCACCACAGCCTTGGCGAGATCGCCGCGGATGATGGCTTCGGCCGACGGGCTGGAGAAGCGCGCCAGTTCCTCGGTGATGGCAGTGATGACTGCCAGCTTGGTGTGGCCCAGCGTGATTGCATCGAACGCCTGACGGCTGAGCGGCTTCGGAGCACCCTCGCCCACCCATTGCGCTGTGGATCCAGCGGTCTGGCGAGCCATGCGGATGTCAAACGGAACACGGCGCAGATTCGGGATACGACCGATGATCGTCTGCGGGCGCAGAAAATCGATGAAGTCGTTCACCATGTTGGTGTAGTACACCAGCGGTGAAGCGAAGTCGGAGTCAGTCGTGGTGCCGACGTCAACCGCAGTCTTGACGATCTGCTCGGCGGACATGCGCGTGCGCAGTTCCAGAGCCTTGTGCAGGTTCGCATCATCCTTGAAGCGGCCCTTGGCGAAGCTAAGAGCGTCAGAAATGCTGCCCTTGCCGGCGGCCAAGCAACCGACGTATCGCGCGAAGTCGAGACCCTTGTCGCGCTTCTTGTCGAGTTGGATGACGTGCGGAGTGCCGCGACCTTGTCCGCCTTCATTCTCCTTCGTGCCATCGGTCGTGACGCGCGTTGCGGTCTTGACCTGCAAGCTTTCCAGCTTGCGTAGACGAACCAGGTCCTTGTCTACCGATTCGATATCGGCAGTCAGGTCGTCGGCTTCGGTGCCTTCGGCCTCGTCGAGTCCACGCTCTTCGTCGATGGACTTCTGAGTGATGTCGTTCAGGCGCGCAAGCTTCGCTGCGCGGGTGTTTTCAAGATCCTTGATTTGATCTTGCAGGGTCTTCTTTGCCACGGTCGTAATTCCTCGGGATGAGTTGCACGGGTCCGCGTTTGCGGACGGTGGTTTCCCGAGACGCCGGGGGAGATTTGATCAACGAAACGCCGCTGCGCTTGTGGCCTGACGCGGCCCGCAGTTGCGTGTCGATACTCTTTATTCCAGTTATCACCGCCTGCGGCTGTGCAGGGATGGTGACTAACGAGAGCTCCATGATTTCAGTTTGAAGAAAGCGGAGTCCGCCGGTCTCCAACCGCTCAATAGCGTTGTTGAGAACTCGGAATCCAATAGAGACAGCGGCGACCAATCGATACTTGATCGACTGCACAGCCTCGTCTACTCGGTCTTTGAGCGCGCCAGCTTCCTGGATCTTTGGAATGCGCGCAGTGAAAGGGATGCCCTTCTTCATCGCCTTGCCGAGATTCACCTGACCAACAGGCTTTTCGTTGTCATGCATCCAGAGCAGTGGAATGGTTTCGGCGTACGTAGCGCCAAACGGTTCCACGATATCGTCCACGCGGTCGGGCGTAGGAGTCGTCGCCATCCCCTTGACGGTGTAGAAATCCGCTTCCTCTTGGATCTCCTTGACGGTCAGAACGCTGTATGCACGCTTAAGCATGTCGCGCGAACTCCCCGTGGATAATGTTGCGGGCTCTGGTCGCTGCATCAGATGCTGCAGACGCCGAATCGAAAAGACCGAGGTGATGCTCCTTTCCATGCAGTCGAACTCGGGCTCTGTACTTGCCGGTCTGCTTGTGCAATCCAACTCCCTTGCAGCCGGTAGCGTTGTCAGACCGAATCTTCTGATTGCTCATATTCTCGCTACGAGTGCATCGACGTAGGTTGATCCGTCGGCAATCCGCTATGTCACCGTTAACGTGATCGACGTGCGGCTGTTCGCTCGTTGCTTCACAAATTAGGCGATGCAGGTAGATGGTTTTCAGCCGTCCTTGTGAATCGCGAGTTACCGCCCGCGCATAGCCATTCGTATGACGGCTCCAGCAATGCTTCAGGGCAATCGCTACATCGGCGGCATCGATGAGGAACCGATATCCCTTCTCTGTTCGAATGCAAACTGATCCATCTCCAATCGGTTCGTAAGCGTTCGTATTCGGACGCGGCACGTAATGCTATCTCCAGAAATGAAAAACCCGCCTCTTGGACGGGTTCAGACGAACAGCAGTTGGTACTTCTTCTCGGGCTCTCGCGTACCTAACGCGCGGCCCATCGCCATGATGAGTCCGATAACGCCATCGACCTTGCATCGCGGGTCGTTGTCATTTTCCTTGCGCGGATAGATGTTTTCCTTCGCGTCGATCTTCGCCGCGACGTTGCCCATCATCCACGTCATCACCGGATTACCGTCGTGCCAGAGCCGACGGCTGATCACTCGCGCCTCAACTTCCTTCATCGGTTCGCTCATATTGCGCACCGTCTGATTGAAGTTGACCACCTTGTCCTTCAGGCTTGTGCTCTGAAGGCGGTTCATCAGGTCGTTCGCCTGCCAGTCGTCGAAGCCGGCGTCCTGCAAGCTCACGATCGCCGCGAACTTCTTGATGTCTTCTTCGATGAAGGCGATGTCGGTCTGCGCGCCCGGTGTCACAATCAGATCGCCGCTCGTCGCAAACTGGCGGTACTTGTCGTTCTCTTCGAGCGCTGCCTCGGGAACGTAGAACCGCGGGATCACAAACGACTCCTGGCCGCGCTCGAACAACATCACCAGCGCTGCGACGTCTAGCTTGCTGGCAAGGTCAACGCCCATCCAGCACGGCACACCGCGGAAGTCTTCAATCTTCATCTCTCGCTTCTGGCGTTGCCAGGCGAGCATGTTCATCCAGACGGTCCGCGCGCCGACCCACTCGTTGAGATGCTTGGTCCGGAACGCGTTCTGCTTGGTGGCCGAGCGCTTCGCCTGCGCGAGCTGCGCCAGCAGGAAGTCTTCGAAGACCGAAATGCCAAAATTCGGATTAGCCTTTTTCAGGCTGGCCGGATCCTGCCAGTCGTCCGTTTCGTCAATTCCGTAAATGATGCCGAACTGCGTCTCGTCTTCGACCTGACGCTCAAGGATGCGAATCACATCCCTTCTTTTTTCGTAACAGGGACCGCCGAGGTTTGACCCGGCCGTCGTGATGATCGATAGCAACGGCTGCTCGCGAGCACCCATGCCGGTCTGCATGGTGTCCACCATGTCATCGGTATCGTGCTCGTGATACTCGTCGATCAGAGCCGCATGCGGGCTCGATCCATCGCCAGGCTTGCCGATGATCGGCTCGAACTTCGACATGTCCTCCGTGACATACATCGGGCCCGGATTCTTCGGGTTGCCAGACTGCTCGATGCCATAGCGTGACTTCAGTCCGCCAGACTTCTGCACCATCTGAAACGCAGGCCGGTAAACCTCGTGCGCCTGCTTCTCAGTCGTGGCGCCCGAGTACACCTCCGCGCCAGCCTCGCCATCAGCGCAGAACAGATAGATGCCACGCGCTGCCAAGCGCGCTGACTTTCCGTTCTTTCGAGGGATCTCCTCATAAGACTCGCGAAATCGGCGCAGACCAGTCTCGATATGCACCCAACCAAACAGGTTGCACTCGATGAAGCACTGCCAAGGTTGGAAGACCAGGCGCTCATTCTTCGCCGCCCATCGCCCTTTCGTGTGCGGCATGAGCTGCATGAACCGAACGGCGCGATCGGCTTTCCCCGCGTCGTACCGATACGACCAGTCCGCGCGCGTCAGATCACGCAGGAACCGATCACAGGCCAACTTCACCAGCCTGCCAACAACGATCCGCCCGGAAGTTACCTCGGTCGCATACTGTCTCGCGAGCGCACTCGGCGAATCAGAAGGCGTTGAACGGGTTTT